AATCGGAGTTACATAATCAGGCAGGCATTGAAGCAGTATTTTAAAATCAAAGACTAAAGTGGCATCTGGGCTTGAACTGAATGGTTAAAACATTTATTAATTTTATAATCAAGTAAGGTAAATTATGATTAAATCTTACAAACTAAAAATTTATGCAAATAAAAATAAAATCAAGGAACTAAATAAACTTATTGCTTTTTGGCAAGACCAAGTAAATCACAAAATAAAGCTGTTTTGGACATTTAAAGACATAAAAGGTTCATATCCTCCTAAAGAATATTGCAGGGGTGGAAGACTTGTTAGGGATGCTTCTCAAAAAGCTTGGCAAATAGTTAAAGGTGCAAAAAAAACCAAACAAAAGGAAAGGCCATATTTCAAAGGCAAGGAAATAGATTTAAATCAGTTTAGTGCCTATATTATTCCTGAATTTAAAACAAAGGAGTTCAATATTTGGTTTAAAGTAATTTCTACTACACCAAGAAAAAGGATAATTCTGCCTTGTAAACGGACTAAAATCTTTAACGAAGCAGTTAATAAAGGAAAATTAAGAAGGAGCTTTAAATTATTGAAAATCAATGGCAATTATTATATGCAATGCTTTGTGGAGTTTCCCGAAATTAAACAAGAGAATAAAAATATTATCGGCATTGATGTAGGTTTAAATAAACCGATTGTAACTTCTGATGGTAAAGTTTTAGGTAAAGAATTGAAAGGCTTAAAAATAAGAACGAAATGGAGGACTTATAAGCATTGTTTATCACCTACTAAACAATGGCTTAATCACTATGCTAAAGAGCTAATAAAGCTTTATCCTGATACTGATTTTGCTGTTGAGGATTTATTGTTTAAAGGCAAGAAAAATAGAACTAAAAAATTTAGGAGAGATAATAATAATTGGCCATATAAATGGTTGGCAAAGAAATTGATGGAGCTTTCAAGCCTCAAAGGTTTTGGGGTAATAAAGGTTAATCCATGTAATACTTCCATTACTTGCCCGTTATGTGGATTAACTGATAAAGCGAATCGGCAAGGAGAATTGTTTCATTGTATTGGCTGTGGGCATAAGGAAGATGCTGATATAATTGGAGCAATTAATATCAAACTTCTTGCCGAGAGAGTAGCTAGGAAGCAATCCGTCTCCTCAACCAGACAGGAAGGATAAATGTCCATTAAGTCTGGAACGGCGCAGAAGGGTTCTGTTTTAAAGTTGGTCTTGGAGTATTTAGACAGTTTCCAAGACTATGATGGTGAATTTGTTTTTACCATAAAAGAGATGATGCAAACTCTTGGGTTAAGTAGCAACCAATATTCAACGGCATATAAGATACTAAATAAGGCTGTTGAATTTGGCAAGGTAGAAAAAGTCAATTCAAGAGATTACCGCATCATCAAGCATACCACACCTACCTCTTTTCAAGATATGTTAAAACCTGAATTAAAGATACCCTTACCATTTGGCATTGGATATAAATGTTTGTTGTTTCCATCAGACATCATCTTAATTTATGCGAGTTATGGACAGGGAAAGAGCTATTTTGCTATTAATATAGCTCTCTTTTACCTGCAAAAAGGATTGCCTGTCCATTATTACTATTCTGAATGCAAAGAAAATATTGCTTACAGGTTTGCTAAATTAGTTGATGTAGAACAAATGATTGAATGGGAAGAACAAGGAAAGATTAGATTTATTCCTATTACAGACCCCTTCATGAAGCCCTTAGCAATAAGTAAGAATAGTATCCTTATTTGGGACTGGGCTGATTTGACTGGACGATACGATAAAGTAAACAAGTTCATTCGTAAGTTACAAGAAGGGCATAGAAGTTTAATCTTTCTATTTTGGCAGGCCAAAGAAGAATATGGCAAGTTAAAGCCTTATGGCAGGGAAAGCTCATTACAACGCCCTGCTTATGGCTTTGAAATTCTATATGACGGTGAAGATAAAAAGAGAGAATATCCAATCTTACAATTTACCAAGGTTAGGCAGAGTGAATATTACACAGAAGGTAAGGAAATTTATTTAAAGTTTGAAGAGAATGGTCGCTTGGTTCATTTAGAAGATTGCCATCATAGAGGGCAGTTAAAAGAGATATTAAGAAATGAAGGAGAAGAAAGTGAAGAAGAATACTAGTCGCAGAAAAAAAGGCTTGGCTTTTCAAGACTGGATTAAGAAATGGCTTGAGGAATTAGGCTGGGTTGTTCATAACCAGAAACCTGTAGGCAGGATGATTGTTACAAAAGATAAATTTGGGAAGAAGAAGCAAATCTATATCAGCCAAAGAAATGACATATTTGGTTGTGTGGATTTAATTGCTAAGAAAGAAAATAAGCCTACTTTATGGATACAAGCTACATTGCATACGGGAATAGGCGAAAAAAAGAAAGCATTACAAACAATGCCTTGGGGTAAAGAAGACATGGTGCAAGTATGGGTTAAAAGAGAAAACGGGCATGTGGATATATTTATGCTGGGATGTGATAGTTTACATTTAATTGGAAAGATAATTAGAAGGAAATTTTATAAAGGGGAAAATGTAGTATGGGAGTTTTAATTTTATTAGGAGGTAACATGAATATAGATTATAGCAATTATGATGATAAAAATTTAGTGAGTGTATATATATTCAGTTATCCCGATGCCGATGACGATAATGCTACAAAGCTGGAATAGGTAATCGCATTAGATGATTTACCCACAATCATCAATACAGCTTGATGCACCCATTGACTTAAGCACAGCAAAGGCATGTTTTACGGAGAAGCAGTTAGATTGGGTATTGGAGAAAAGAATTACTGGAGAAATCATGGAGTTATGGACGAGAATTAAATTTATTGGAATGAATACAAGAAAACATAATAAAATGATGCTGATAAATGAGATGGTCGGCAGGGTTAAAAAAATGTCGTTTGATGATAAATTGGCATTAATACCCAAATTGATTGAGAGTGAGACATATCTTTTTGCTATATTACTCGGCGAACCTCAATATTATTTTAAGGAAGTTCTTTTTAATGACCCTAGAAGAAGACATATCCGTTTTATTATCTGCAAAAGATGCGGACAGATGCGTATTCATAAAAGTAAGGGGCTATGTGTTCATTGTTATGGGTATCTTAAACGAGATAAAAAGATAAAATATGGGATAAGAGAGGTAACAAGAGGCAACAAAGTAATTTGCACCCATTGTAAGAGATTAAGAAAGCATCATAGTGCGGGATTATGCACTGTTTGTTATCACCATCTTAGGAGAAAGGAAGTATGGAATAAGTATGTTGAGTTATTGGTAATTAAGTTATTGATAATTGTGAGAGGTAATTATGAAAGACAAGCCAATTATGTGTATAACAGAAGTTTTAGATGATGATTCTGGAATATGGACAAATTGTATTTGTGATACATCTACTGATATAAGCACTTTAGAAAGGATATTAAGAGATTATGGGAAAGAAGGATATAAGGAAATTCTAGATTGTTTGAGCATCCTTAAAAAAGATTTAGAAAATGCATGGAAAGAAGTAAATAGGAGGTAACCATGAAAGAAATTATCTCGCACCAAATTAAATGGCCGAAGAAAATAGAGCAAGAACTTAATAAAGAAGAAATAAAAAAAGAATTTGAAGGGCTTAAAAAAGATATGGCTGAAATAAAAGAATTTATTGAGAATTTTGAAAAGAAATTTACCCAGTTAGTAGTTGAGCTTACTAAGAGAGAATATTATAGGAGGTAATTATGAAAAGTAATCAATCCAATATTGGTATTATTAAATTAAAACCTAATACTTCTTTAAAGACAAAAAGGGAATTGGAGAATTTCTTTATTATAGAAAGATTGTTTTTGGGCTGGACAGAAAAAGAAGATGGCATTGTTGTTACTGATTTAGATAAGGCAAAAGCGAAAGTGAAATTAAATAGGAGGTAATCATGAAAGAAATTATCTCACGCCAGTTAAAATGGCAGAGGAAAATGTTGGAAGAGGGCAGGTGTATCATCTGTGGGAAACCTGCTATTCCAAGGGGAAAATATTGCGTGAGGTGTTGGCTAAATCAATACATCAGGTATGCTAACAGAAGGAAAAAGCCTGTAAAGTTTAAAAATTCAAAAACTGTTAGGGCATTGCAGTTGCTTGTAAATGAAGATTGGGAGAGAAAAAATAAAGTTGAGTATAAACCTTCTTCACCTCTTACTGTGTATGCACCAATAGACACAGAGCAAATAAGTAAGGAATTAGAATGAAAAGAGCATTAATTTGGGAAAAAGATTTTAATCTTGGTTTGTGGTTTATAAGCAAGGAAGTAAAAATTATAGAAGAAACTTCAACGGCGGTAAAGATAAAGAAATTTATAGGAAGTAAATGGATACCCAAAAGAGGATTTGGTTTAAGAGCGGAGATGATAAAAAATGAGTAAGTATCATGGAAAGGAACTTAGATTATTCATCTCAAATAAAGAAGGCAAAGAATTATTTGAATGGGCTGATAAACTTAGCCCTACTCTTGCTGAAAAAGTTAAAAGTGCAGTTGCCTGTGCTTTGTCTGGATATTCCAGCGGGTCTTTTCTCTGGAATGCGTTTTATCATTATAGGTGCGATACTGAAAGAGTAAGGGAAGAATTAAGACAACAATACAAAGAAGAAGGCACAATAGAAATGGGAAAGCGATGGGGATTTGATTATCATATAATAGCTAAGGGATTACAGAAATTAGGTATTAAAATTAAACCACCAATATACAATAACGCTCCGCATGGTTTGGCGGGTGAGGCATTTGAAAAATATGGTGGAATAGAAAAAGTTTTGAAACAATATAGTGTAACAAAATTCAGTAAAATTTGTAAACTCTCCGTTTCTTGTTTATTACAATATTTAAATAAACAGGGGTATTATTATGATAGAAAAGAGAAAAAATGGAAGATTGATAGATAATTTAATTCATGCCGATAATTTCAACCATAATATATTAGAAATTTTTAGACAAATAGAAATAACAGAGGCAATTATAGAAGAACATAAAAAGGACAATCCTCTTGTAGATGAATGTTTTTTAGCTTTTCATTCAAAACTTATTACACCTAATTTTTCACCGTGGGTTTTCCATTCTCATTGCAAAGAGATTGCAAATAGGTTAAAAAAAGTTGGGAAAAGATGGAGTAAAAAGCAAATCTTTGATTTAATGTGTCCACCCACAAAAGCAGAAATTGTATGTGCCCTTTCAAAGGCTAGCACGCTTGCACCATTAAGACGGGATGGAGCAGCGTTGGCATTGCATTATTTTAATGAGATTGCTAGAGAGGAAGGGAAAGAATTTAAAATTGAGCATATCCCAGTATCTGAAATAGAGTTAAAGCAAGCAAAAGAAGAAATTATGCATAATTTAAGGAGATTTGGTGAGGAAAGGGCTAAAATAGTTTGGGAGAATTTTTAGTGTTTTAAAAAGATTAAAGGAGGTAAACAATGAATACACTTTGTCTTTTTAGAGTGACAGTTAGGGGATTTTTTGGTGGTATATATAAAAAAGTGTATGTAATATCTGATAGCTTGGATGATGCTTATCGGACTTATCGTAACTTTCTAGATGAAGAAGATTTAGGGTTTGAGTCAAACAGAGAATTAGAGAAAGTAGAGTTAGTAGCTAAATTTTATGAAAGTAATGAAGGAGGATGTGAGATGCTGTTTATATCAAATAAAGTTAGTGAAAAATTATGTGAAAGGAGTAAGCTATGTCAAGACCCGAAAAAGTAACTCAAACAAAACCAGACAAAGAGTATTGGTTACGCATTGCAAATCAAGTCCATTCAATTATTGCCTTGGTGCGGAGTTCTATTAAATTGGAAGACTTAGAAAGGTTTAGTCGCTTTCTGATGAGTCAAGAGGCAGTAGATTTGTTTAAGGGAGACTATCCTAGGCTAGTAACAAGAGCAAGGATAATAGAGAATGCGTTTAAGTGGTAAGGAGTTAAATCATGATTAGAGTTTACGCCTTATCTGGTAGCCACGGTATTGGCAAAACAATGACATTTGTCTATCTTGAAAAATTCCTACCACCTGAAAAGTTTGCTTTTGTGGGTGAGTTTGCTCATTGGATATTAGTGCAGATGGGAATAAGGGATACTTGGAAAGAAAAAATTTTTACTAATCGCCCAGCCTACAATTACTTTGAGAATGCACTGGATTTCTGCACCATTGCTAGCTATCTGGTTCATGGAGATAAGATAATTGTAGCAGACAGAAGCATAGTTGATAATTGTGCTTACCGTTTATTAGCCAAGTTGCCATTGAACACAATCTCTTTGTTAGATTACCATGGAGTGAATTTATATACTTTCTTTATGCGGTCTAGAAAAAGAGAGGATGCTGAAGTAACTGAGGCAGTTAGAAAGATATTGGTGCGGTTTAAATTGCCTTATGAGGAAGTGGATATAATTGAGAATAAGTCCAAAGAGACAGCCAAAGTAATTGTTGATAAAATTTTGAGATTGGAAAATGGCAAATGAATTGTAAGAATTACTCATTAAAAGAATTATGTGAAATGTATATAAGAATGATGGTAACAGGAATAGACGGAATAATGAGAATGCAGATACATGAATGTATTGCTAACAAGATAGGTTCTAGTTATGAGGATTTAAGAACAGTATTACATAATTTGGATAAAGAAATAGGTTTTGATATTACTGATGATTTATATACAAGAGAGGAAATTAGTACATATACCAATAATCTTTATGAAAGATTAAAACATAGAATGGAGAAATGAATATGGAAAATACCAAAAATAAAGATTGGCGTATGGATAAGCATTTAGTAATTATGAAATTATGGTTTTTAGCAACACAAATACGAGAATGCCCTGATAAGATCACTGATGACCCCGTTGGAAGAATTAAATTAAACAAAATAGGGAAGGCTTTCTCTGAGCTAATTATTCTTCTTCGGTGTCATGAAGGAGAATTAAGATTTATAGAAGAAGAAATGAAGAACATGAGCTGGTATGACAGTGTTATGCAGTATTTCAGAAAATCAACAAAGGAGAAAAGCAATGACCCAAACCAATTTCAAAGTAGGTGATAAAGTAAAAATTCTATCAAGCTATCATACTAGGGAACTTGAAATATGTGGAGAAGAGGCTATTGTAGTGCATGTATGCAATGACGAGCCTAAGCAAGTTAGAGTGGAAGTGCCAAATCGGGGTAAGTATTATTTGTTGTTGAGTGAGGTGGAGAAGATATGAAAAAACACACCATCGTAATTGACCCAGGGCATGGAGGTAAAGACCCAGGAGCTGTTTATGCAGGATACAAAGAGAAAGATATAGTTTTGCCTATTGCATTATATCTGGGTGGGTTCTTATCTCATACCTCTTCTGAAGCTAATCTAAAAATAAATTGTGTCTATACCAGAACGGCTGATATATATGTGCCATTACGAGATAGGGCTTTCATTGCAAATAGCATAAAAGCAGATGCCTTTGTTAGCATTCATGTCAATGCCTCTCCTAAACATAATGCTAGAGGAGAAGAAATCTGGATTTACCCTGGTTCAATCAAAAGTGCCAAATTAGCAAATAGTATTGCTACATACATTGATGAGATAGTCCCTGGCAGGTTCAGAGGAGTTAAGGAAGGGAATTTTTATGTGTTAAGAAAAACCAAAATGCCTGCTGTTTTAATTGAAGTGGGTTTTTTAGATAATCCTTATACGCCATTGCATTCTTCACATACTCAAATCAGGGCAGCATTTTTGATTGCTAGTGGGATTAAGAATATTTGTTGAGTATTGAGTAAGGAGATAAATATGAAAGAAAAACTTTGTAAACTTATTTGGCAGTGCCCTAAGTGTGGTAAGAAACATATATTTACGTATTGGTCAGAAGGAGAAGAACTTAGAATAATATTTTCTTGCCCAAATAAAGACCTTTCTGAAAATGCAATTAATTTCAGTTGTGATAAATGTGGATGGAAGTTTAGAATTTGGATGGAAAAAGAAGAAGTAGAATATATTAAGAAAATAAAGTAAACTACCCCTCTCTTACGGAAGGTCTCCTTGCCTAATTATGATGAAAGAAAACACTCTTGTTAAGTTTGTTTCTAATGAAATGTGGTTGGGAATTTAGAATTTGGTAGAGAAAGAAGAAGTAGTATATTAAAACTCACACGAGAATGCCCTGTATTGCATTTTTCGGCCTTATCCATATCAAACATCCTGTTTCAATTTAAACCCGCCTCAGAGGCTAAATATGTGGCAGTTTATTGCCTTAGAAATTAAACTTTACCTTCTTCAATCAATCTTCCTCCACAAGCCTGTATAATCTGTATAAAATTTTCAGGGCTAACCTTCCAAGGCTTGATGTGTGACCAATCAAATATCTTTACCAGCGGTGCAATACAACCTTCACTGCAAAAGTATTGGCCTTCTTTCTCTTTCTTCCATTTTGTAAACAAACCAAATCCAGCTACATAATCAAACTTGGCTTTCTTTTCTACAAGACCTAGAAAGAAGTTATGTATAACACAAGCTTGTCCATCAGAGACCTCTAATCCCCATATCTCATACTCATCACCCTTTTTGTATCCTTTAAAAATTGGCCTGATATTCCACCTTACATTTAACAACTGATACCAGTGTTCAGGCCAGCACTCAATTGTATGGTTGTCATCGCAAATATAGGCAATATGACTATAATCTGATTGGGTTTCCCACTTAATGACCTTAGCTAGCCAGTCAGTGCCTTTGTAGGCGAGAAATTTAATCAGCATATTACAAAGCCCCCCACAAATTTAACCGTTCCAGACTTAATGGACATTTATCCCCCCCCTGTCTGGTTTAAGGAGACGGATTGCTTCCTAGCTACTCTCTCGGCAAGAAGTTTGATATTGATTGCCCCAATTATATCAGCATCTTCCTTATGCCCACAGCCAATACAATGGAACAATTCTCCTTGCCGATTCGCTTTATCAGTTAATCCACATAACGGGCAAGTAAGGGAAGTATTACATGGATTAACCTTTATCACCCCAAAACCTTTGAGGCTTGAAAGCTCTATCAATTTCTTTGCCAACCACTTATATGGCCAATTATTATTATCTCTCCTAAATTTTTTAGTTCTATTTTTCTTACCTTTAAACAATAAATCCTCAACAGCAAAATCAGTATCAGGATAAAGTTTTATTAGCTCTTTAGCATAATGATTAAGCCATTGTTTAGTAGGTGATAAACAACGCTTATAAGTTCTCCATTTCGTTCTTATTCTTAAATCTTTCAATTCTTTACCTAGGATTTTACCATCAGAAGTTACAATCGGTTTATTTAAACCTACATCAATGCCGATAATATTCATATTTTCTCGTTTAATTTCAGAAAACTCCACAAAGCATTGCATATAATAATTGCCATTGATTTTCAATAATTTAAAGCCCCTTCTTAATTTTCCTTTATTAACTGCTTCGTTAAAGATTTTAGTCCGTTTACAAGGCAGAATTATCCTTTTTCTTGGTGTAGTAGAAATTACTTTAAACCAAATATCAAACTCTTTTGTTTTAAATTCAGGAATATATAGGCACTAAACTGATTTAAATCTATTTCCTTGCCTTTGAAATATGGTCTTTCTTTTTGATTAGTTTTTCTTGCACCTTTAACTATTTGCCAAGCTTTTTGAGAAGCATCCCTAACAAGTCTTCCACCCCTGCAATATTCTTTAGGAGGATATAAACCTTTTATGTCTTTAAATGTCCAAAACAGCTTTATTTTATGATTTACTTGGTCTTGCCAGAAAGAGAGAAGCTTATTTAATTCTTTGGTCTTTCCTTTATTCGCATAAATTTTCAATTTGTAAGATTTAATCATAATTTACCTTATTTGATTATAAACTTTATCATATACGGCACTACCTTCTCTATTATATCTTTACCCACAAGATAAGTAAACCTCTGCCATAATCCTAATAATTTACCCTTCTCACACTCTGTCAATTCCTCTGCTGTTTTCCCTTTCACTGTTTGTTCAATCTCATCCAGAATGTTTAAAGCCTCAGCAGGCAATTTATTTATATCGTCACCTAGTGCAGCTTGCCAGTAACAAGTAGAGAACCCACTATGTTCACATAAGACCTGAGCTAACTCATCGGCCTGTTTCATAAAACCTTCATAATTTCTAGTGAGCTTACTCGTATGCCCAGCACAGCCTAAAAATATAAAACAGAAAAGGATAATGGATAGTTTTTTCATCTTTGCCTCCTGCTTAATTTTTAAAATATTCAATCAAGTTAAGTAACCTCTCAAATTTTTTACTCAATTCAAGCAATTGTTCTATAAGTCTTTTGCATTCCTCTGGGTCTTCTGTTTCAGGGCATCTAGTCCTAGCTTCCATTGCCCACTGCTTAATCAAAGTAATAAGTCTTCTGGCTTCTATTTCTTGTTTATTCATAATGTCTTAATTTCCACCTGACCTCTTTCAATTTCTACCCAGCTTCTGCTATCTAACCAATCACCACAATCAGCTAATTTTTGCCCTGTCTCCAATGTATGGACAGAAGGATAATGGGTATGTCCGATAACCAATATTCTGCACCAACGAGCTTTTTCTAAGAATGAAAATGCTTCAGCATATATTTGCCCTATTTTCTCTTTCCATTTTTCTCTATCTCTTAGCTTCCATTCACTGGGTGAATTGAAAAACCAAGGTGCAAACTTTGATAACAACCTCCAATTCCAATGTTTACAAAGAGGGTCAAATTGATAACCATGCACAAAACCTATTCTGCCCATACGGTAAAAAGGGTATACGATGACTTCCATGCCCAATAATTCAGGGAGTTTCTTATCTAGCTCTTCATCATGATTACCTGTTATAAAAATTGCTTCAGTCTCCTTCACAATTTTCTTGACTGCCTTTATCAACTCTTGTCCCATGTAGCAATTTTTAATTTCCTTTACGGAGCATCTAATTAAATCAAAAATATCTCCACAAAATATAACTTTGTCTGCTCCACAGGCATAATCAGCAAAAGGAATGAAATATTGCGATGTATAAGGAATGTGAAGGTCGCTAATGCAAATTATCTTCTTATTTGTTATCATTTTCTACTGAATGGTTATTTTTTCGTCCACCATTTCAGCACTCATACTTGCCTCTTTCTCTGCTTCAGTCATAGGGATATTTTTTAAGAGAAATGCTATATCTTCCACTGTTAGATATAAAGCAAACCAACCGCCAAAGGTAATAAAAGCTACATCCTTGACTTTTGCTTCTACTGATTTGAGCATATTGTAAAATACCAACTTTTCATTTTTACCCTTGATATAAAATGTAAAATGGCCTTTCCCGCATGTCAGAGCGTAGTTATCACCTTCAGCTTGCCTTATCCTCCAATTCTCATTTTCTGCAATTACTTTGCTCATTTATCTTTTTCTCCTTTATCTACCAATCTCCAACCGCTACCACTATAGCCTCCTCTAATTACATTCTCGTTCTTTACCAAGATTACATCATCAAATAAAGCATTAAATTGACCATAATTAACTTGAATGGTAGCAGAAGGGTCAGTTACAATCGTTTTGTAACTGCACCAAAACGAAGACCCGATTACTTTATCCTTTTCTTTCACTTTCTTTATTGGAACAGCAAAACTATATCCTTCTTTCACCATATACTCTGCTTTACATATCACTCCTACTTGCTCACTTCCAGCAAATAACAAACCAATAAATGGTAAATCCTCATCAAACGAACTATCAGCAATTTTGGCTATATGTTTAACTGAGGGCTCGTAAACAGCAAAATCAATATGATTTACATTATCTCTAGATAAACTAAGTCTACTTGAACTCCCAACTAATTTAGCTAGAAAGTTAAGTGCTTTTGTAACAAAATTACCAATTGGGCATCCCATATCCATTGGAATGATTTGTTTATGCCAATGATATTCCCCCACCACATTATCTGGGTTTTGTTTTCCATGATATGGGCCCGGCTGTAAAATCCGTTTTTCCTTAATCTGTTCAGGACTTAAACTTGCATCAGGCGTTAATACATGACTATTAGAAGCTACTAAGACTTTATCTTCCTTATAGACAGGGAATATCCCCAGACTGCCAGCGGAAATGAGCCAGTTCCCTATACTAAGCCCTATAGTTACAGGACGAGTTCTGGCTGTCTTATCTACTTTTAATGCCTTTACTTCACCAATCTCAACAACATCTAATCTTGTCTTATTGTGATATCTTGGAAATAAATCCTTCTTGCTGATATAATCTATAGGCAATTTCTTTTTCACATATACTCTAATGCCCCTTTGTTCTGTCTCTTTACCTCTCTCTATCACTGGTAAAAGTGTATTAGAGTGGCCAATATATCCTCTTTTTTCCTTAAGCTGTTTATGTAATGTTTTAATCATCCTTTTCCTCTCTATATAAATCAAAAATTTCCTTCAGTCTTTTTCGTAATTTAGTTTTAAGCCTACCTCTTTTACCCATATAAATTTCATGTAAATTATTCACAGTTTCAGTCTTAGCCTTGCGTAATCGCTTAATTTCGTCCTTTAGTGCCTTCTCTATATTAAATATGTCAACCGCCATTATCTGTATAGAGGTCTGTGGAAAAGGAACTTGCCTTTGCCTTCACTGAGAGTTCTATCCCAATCCTTGAATGAAAATGCAGGAGTGTGTCCTGTTTTACCTCGTCCTATCACTCGGTTATACTCATTCTCAAGCTTATCTGCTAAAGCTGTGTATTGGCTTGTTTTGCTTCTATAATCCACTACATCAGCATCAATAGTGCTGTCTTTGGATTGAGCAAATCTAGCCGCTAACATTCTAAAACAATAAGAGGTAGCCAATTTAACAACCAGCCTTGTATCACTCTCTGGGATTGTTCCCTCGTTATGTAAAGTAGTATACCATACTCTTAAACTTTCACTAGAAGATGGAGTATCATACTTCAAACGGAGATAATAAAGCTCATTCTTGAAATAAACAGCATATTTTTCTTCTTTAATAATTCTGGGTTCTTGCTTTCCTGCTGGATATTCCACCATTTTTATCCAACTGAAAGTTCCAATAAAATCATCAGGCAATAAGAAATCATAGCTACTACCATCACCATCATACTCTTTCATTCTAATTCTGGGTCTATCCTTTGAATATTGATGAATTGCATCATCCAAGGCTTGAGATTTATCGGGGTCAGTAAGAAATTCAGCCGTATCCTTTAATTCTTTATCTATCCTTTTTAAAAATTCTTCTTTAGTCATCCAAAACCTCTTAACTTATTATTGATACCAACTAACCAGAAGTCAATCTAGAAACCTTAAATAAACATGATTCATGCAACCGTGCATTAGTTTTATATTTGCTATCATAAATAACATCAACAATCAATTCCTTTTGTTCTGTTTTATTCCGCCTATTGATAATTTTCAAATCATCATCTGATAAAAAAATATAAACAGGATTATCCACATCAACAGACACATCCTCTCTATCATTCACAACCCTACCAGTAAATACATCTTTCAATGTCCACTTAATGGATTTAATCAGGCTAGCCGAGATAGTATCTCCATCCTCATCAGTAAAGCTAGCCTGAATCACTACACTACCTTTTTCAGTAATGCTAAATTCTAAATCTATTGGCATCCTTATGTCCCGTTCTCAGTATGGTTTGCAAATACTTTACAAGAGGTTGAGCCATCCTTATCCCAACTAGATGCCCATTTGTAACTATTTAATATCGGGTCAGTGCCACTAGCACTAGCTATTGAAATAAATGAGTGCGTTATAGCACTGAAAGGTCCATCACTGGTCGCATATTGAAATAACCAGGTTATTACATCCACACCAGCACCTGTATTATCACTGTCACTGTCGTTAGTCTTAGGATAACCTGTAGCCACAGCTTTTTCACTGCCACTAGCGACAGTGAAACTATCATAGTTATCTGATTTGCCAGGACTGGTAGGACCTGCCGTCGCCAAGTAAAGAGAATTGAAATCGTTATCTGGGGTTTCGCCACAAGCTTTTTGGGCATAATATTTATCACCCTCATCAGTTACAATATTGCGTCCAGGAATAATTATACGGTCTGCTGTCTTTTCATTTACAAGGACAACTAAAGCATCAGAAAGCAAAGCAAGCTGTTCATCAACCATTACCCTTAACGGCACCCAAATCTTCCCAAACCTACCTAACTTAATTTTCTTACCGAGTAACATTCTTCTTTCCCTCCTTCTTTGGATTTAAAACTACAATCATATTATCTGAAATATCAATTTTTTCTCTTATCATTTTCTCTCTTACATATCGTAAGATTTTTCTGAGTAACTTTTTAAACATTTAAATTCTTCTCCTTAAATATATAATACTGTCCAATATTTTTATCTCGTTTTTGAAATTTAAATCTTGCTATGTATTCACCTTCCTTATCAAAACCTTTCACTAAGCACCATTCTACACTTCCTTTAATATTATCTCTAGTTATATAAAGTGAAGTGAAATAACGACCAAAAATCCGTCTATACCATTTCTGATTAATTAATCTTTCAAACAATTTATCATGCAGATAATCAAATCTTTGTATTAATTTTTTAAACATTTAATCTCCTTTTCTTAAAAAGCTTATCTTAGACATCAATTTTTTAAAACTCATAGATGAATAGTATTTTTTAAAACTTACTGATGCACGGTGAGCTTGAAAGCTTATTTTACCAACTGCTAATTTAACCAAGGTTGTAATTTTGACTAAACTTTCTGTAATTGATACAGTCTCACTCATAACCTTTATCAATGTAGTAATACAAGAACGAGCAACTGTTTCAGCAATACCGATAGTTTCATTTAGAATTCTATTTGCTCTGCATCTTCTAACAATTGTTTCTGCAATTGACATTGTTTCAGCCATTATCTTTGATATTTTACATTTTCTATTCAAAATTTCAAGAATACTCAATGTTTCCTGCATTATTCTATTACTGGTGCATTTTCTTACCAAACTCTCTGTTATAGAAACAGTCTCATCCATTATCTTTACAATGCCTGCTATGCAAGAACGAACAAAAGTCTCGGTAACACTCACAGTTTCATTGATTATTTTGGTCACAAATCCTCTACGATTTAATACTTCACTTATAGAAATACTTTCTACCATAGCTCTAACTGAACGAAGACGCCTTAAAATTCCTTCAGAGATTGATAGTGTTTCATCCATTATTCTTTTTGAATATAACCGCCTTACTAAAGTTTCTGTTACAGATATAGTTTCACTCATTATCTTGACTACCGTGCTAACACATGAACGGATAAAGCTTTCAGTTATACTAACTGTCTCATTAATTATTCTTACAGCTCTCAACCGTTTGAACACCGCCTCGGTTATATTTAATGTTTCATTGATTATCTTAGTCAAAGATGCTCTACGAATTAATATTTCACTTATAGAGATATTTTCTGCTATAGCTCTGATTGAAAAGGCTCTACGAGACATTGCTTCGATTATTGACAGTGTTTCATCCATCACTTTTACTATTGCACCTATATATGAACGGACAAAGTTCTCAGTAATGCTTACAGTTTCGTTAATTATTCTTGCTGACCGTAATCTTCTTACTAAGTTTTCAGATATGGATATAGTCTCGCCAATTATCCTTGTGGCTCTTAATTGCCTAAGTACTGCTTCAGTTATATTTAATGTCTCATTGATAACTCTGGTTGAGAATGATCTACGAGATAGTGCCTCGGCAATTGATACTGTCTCGTTTATAACTCTGCTTGACCTTAATCTTCTTAATATTCCTTCAGATATAGCAACTGTTTCATCTATTAAACGATTTGAATACCCTCTCCTTGGCATAGTTTCAGCAACTGCAACTGTTTCTCCAATAAAACGGTTTGCATAAAGTCGTCTTACTAAGGCTTCAGAGAGTGATAGTGTTTCATCCATTATCTTAGTTATTGCTTCTCCAGCTGCTGTTGCATAGTAAGTCTGCAACTGCCCAAAATACAAGCTGTATCCATTTGTAGCGATAAAGCCACTTGATGGTGCTTCATCCTCTATCTCAACTTCACCAAAGCTATGTATAAAATCTACATATGCCATTCTTAGCTCACATTAGGTTTTGGGTCTATTGCAACCCAAGCCCCGCTTTCATATTTTTTCAACTTAATCTTAAAATATGCTACACCTTCTTGCCCTGGATTGAATGTTATCTGTAAATCATTCCAAGTATCGTTTGTCACAGCACTCGGATTAGCAGAGCCATACTTTCTTTTTGTGCCAGATGACTCTTCCAAAAACCATACTTCAATTTCAATGTCACTTGTAGATAAAGAAGACCACCCTGTTGGCCTGAATTTCCAAGTATATGTTTTTGAGCCTGAAGAAACATTCCTGTGGTTCTCATAAATAAGAGGATAGATTGAATTGCAACGGCTGTTTGGTGCTAGCTTTATATAAGTCGTAGCCCCTGATGGCGGGTCAACTGTCCCGTCCTCATCTACATTATAAATTTCACCATTTACAAACCATTGATGAAACTTGTCACTTTCGCTATTCCAGCCAGAAATTTTACAGTAGTCATTGGGCAAGTGATATTCCCAATATCCAAGAAACACAAGTGTATTTGCATCCATGAAAACATTTTCACCGATAATATTTCCCATTTCTGATTGAAAATGTATCCCATAGTTATACTTTTTTACCTTTCCAATACTTACATCTTTCAAAATGATTTCACCATCTTGTTCTCTACGAATCCCCCGATGAGTTGAGTCACTATCATTCAGATGCACATCTTCCCAAATACCTACACAACCAACTCCTGCACAATTCACCACATATATATCTTGTAACTTTCTTGCTAACCCATATCTTATTGAATTATAAACATTTGTCACATCCTTAATTACAAGATGTTTCAAATGAAAGGGAACCTTATAAACAGCCCTACCACTTGTATTTGACAGCACAAAGTTTGCCATTTCCCAGTATCGGTTTCCACTAAAGTCAAACAAATTAAACGAACCACCTCCACCATCCACTTCAGGGCGGTCATAAGAGTCACTATTCCAACCTGCATCCTGCCCAGCTTGTGGTCTATCACCAAAATAGGCTGTTTCTAAAGTGATTGTATATTGGTCACCTGCTTGGATGTTGTTTGGTAAATCAGGAAAGAGGTAAAAATCATAGTGACTATTTCCTTCATTATTATATTTGAAAAAAATAACCTTGCGTTTTAGTCCAGAATTATTACCTGATGTAAACTCTATCTCTGCACCACACCAATAATAGTCCCTTTCTGTCCTTGCATCATCATAAAACGCAAATTTCTCTTTACCACTTATCACTCCATCAACAGTCTGCCCTGTATATTGCTTCTGTATAGGCCAACCTACAAGTTTAATAGGATTGCTTTCTGTTCCATCATTTGTAGGAGACAAAGTAGAACTAATAGAAATAACACTGCCTCCCCTTCTTACCCAAATTATATCGCCAGCAGTTGCACTAGCCAAAGCAGAGGCAATGGAATTATAAGCTCCTGTTCCTCCTTCTGAGGCTGCACAAGATGGGCTCGTCCCATCCCCATTATTGGCACAACTTGGGTCTACCCAAATATCAGCCATTACTAATCCACTCCTTCAAATTTGGTGCTTATAAAATGTTCCTTCACCTCATCAAAATTCTTTTTGTTTAATTTATTTAATAACCATTTTGATAAAGCATCAGCATCAAAAATGGAAACAGGAAATTTCTTTTTATACCAATCCTTGAAATTCTGATAATCAATATCTTTATGATTTCTTATTTGCTTAACTATTTCATGGATAATCTGCTTTAATTCATCCTCTAATTCAGCAGAGAAGTCTTCATTTAAAGGGTTTTCTTCAAAAGATTTTTGTTTTTCAATATCTGTTATCCATTCCTTAAAATAAGGAGTTAGCATTTCTAAAGTGGGTTTTTCTGAAAAATACCAATTAGCATTATAAACTTGTTTCTTGTCTCCAGTTTCTGCATCCACTCTAAAAACTTTCCCTTCTTGAGCTATCCAATATTTAATTTTCCAGTCATTTACCTGTGTCTCTTGAATAGCCATCACTGCACCTCTATTTCAAAACTTTGTGGTGCTTCAGGTCTGGGCAACGGTATATGAATCATGCTTTCAACAATATCACTCTCAACCCCTTCCCTATTCACTGCCGTCATACCAAAAGTATAATCTTCACCCAAAGTAGGTATTTCACACTCAAATAACTCTTCAAAATACTTTGTCTCTTGGTCTTCTTCGGTGCAATACGAGTCCATCTCTTTTATCAATTGCCATTGGTCTCCATCCTTTACATATATCCTGAAGTGAATTGCCAAACCTGCTGGACAGTTATAGCTCCAACTAGCCTTGAATGTCTTAACTTCAGATGCAATCGCAATAGAAAAATCCTTCTCAACCTCTGCACCAATAGCCATAGCAACACAAAATAATAACAATAACATCATGATTAATCTTTTCATCCTTTTACCTCCTTACCATATAATTCTTCAAACAATTTGACCATCCTATCTTTTATTTTTTGGTTCGGGCCTGCATAAAGTAAATCCTCCATCTCTACAACTTCCATCTCTGTCTCTCTTAACTGAAGCATATTATATTTAATCCTAATCCACCATTCATCAGCGTGCTTTTCTATTTTCCATTTCAACTTACAATGGCAAATCCGTATAAATCTTCAGAGCTAGCACTGCCTGTTATTGTTATAATATTACCTGATACTGTGCAAGCAACTGAAGTTCCATCTTCTTTCATAAGACAACAACCATGAACAGTTGTATAATCTCCTAATACGATTGTATCATCTGTGCTTGCAGAAGGTGCTTTAAACTGCACTCGTCTCTTTTTTCTTAGTAATTCGCTGCTAATGATTTCTTCACTTATCTCTGCCATTAAAACCTCCTACAAACTTTCAATAAAATTCAAGGATATAACGTTTCTTCTAATTTTATTTATCAACTCAGGTACATCTTCAAACCTCCCATAAAGACGAGTGAGAACTCCCTTTACTTTAGTTTCATCTGGAAACATATCTATAACAATATCCTTACGTATCCCAAATCTCCTGACTATATCAACAAAATATGTCCATGCCTCGTCTTTTTCAATCCATTCAAATGTAAAAGAAACTTTATATTGTTTTTCTAAAATGTATGTAATTGGCTGTCCACCTCTGGTGTATTTAACTCGTGTTCTATCTTGGGGAATAAATTTCCAATCCCAAACAAAATTGTAAGAAGGCTCAAAATAATGAGTAAGAAACAAACGACCTAGCTCAAAATATCCATCTGGATTATCATTATCTTCAAAGTATAATCTCCAATAACGAGCTTCTGTTGTTGGGAAATAATAAATTCTGATCACACCTGGAAATAACTTATTTACCTCTGCGGGTGTAGGAAAACCACCAAATCCATGTTCGCCAAATCCTCCTTCTCCAAAACCCCACACTGATTGCCATGCCCAAAACCGTATATATAACTTTGGGTTGCTTTCATAATCGGAGCTATCCGTTGCAACCAGTTTAATCCGTCCATCATAAGTCAAATTATGGTTGATTAGAACTACACAGTTAGCATATATACTACTACCAAAATCTATAGATATGTATTGGTTTGTAAGTGAAGATGAACGCCATGTCTTTTTTCGCCGCTGCTCTTGTAAATTGGAAACAGGAAACCCACTTGCTTCTGAGGATGCAGTTATAATGGCAGAATCAAAATCCGTATTATCATATATAAATCTGATGTTTGCACTAGTAGTTCTCCTAAATTCAAAAGCACCAATATCAACACCAGTCCCCCATGGGACAGAATTACCTTCATAGTCCTCTGTCAATCCGACATTCACCCCTGCATCTATGCAAGGGGAGGAGGATTGGAGACGGAAGTCATAATCATCTGCATCTATAAAGAGTGGGTTTTGGCATAAAGAATGAGAATCTTGAGAATGGTCATAAGAATAATAACTAGATTGGTTTCCAAGAACATGAGCAAAATCATACTCACTATAATAACTAATACAATTTTTATCACCTGAATCTTCATAAAAGAGATTATAGTCTGATTCAAAATTAAGAGTTCCATCACGAGGATAATAATACAAGTCAAAGCCTTCAGAATTTTGGAAAAGCCCTATTACATTATTCTTAAGAAATAAAGACAGTGTAGAATCTGATTGCGTAGAAATATTAACATTTGCTTTTGAACCTGCACCTGTGCCACTATTCTTCCAAAATATATTGTTATATACCTTAACACTTGAAGTTGTCCCCCCACGAGTATGTATTATTAGCCCACCCCATTGAACAGAACTTTCCTTATTTCCTATCCCATTATTGAAGATGATATTATAATAAACCTCATGGTCTCCATCTACATATTCAAGTGAGACTCCTCTGCCATCACAGTTATAGATTTTATTGTATCTAATTATAATATCAGTTATATTCCCACTATCAGCCCCCTCTGAGCATACAACAATCCCTTTTGCCCTTGTGCTTTTGTCTGAATAATCACATCCAATATCATGGATTATATTATGTTCAATTGTGATATTAGAAGGCTCTTGAGAACCCTCAGACCCATGACTGGATATAACAATTCCTTCTTTATCTTCACCATTTTGGCCGTTTCTAATACTGGCCTTTTTCCCAATATGATGGATATAGTTAGAAGCTACTGTAATATCTGAACAATCAGCACCAATGTTAATTGCACGGTCTTCAATATATGTAAGTTCATTACTGTTAATAACACAATCAGTGCAACCATTAAGGCTTATCCCTAAATATGCACCATATAAAACTTCACAATTGAAAATCTCACAAGAACTGGAGTCTTCAAGAACTACTACACTCCTTAAATACAAAGAGTCTGGGTCATGGGGCGGTTCAAAGCCGTTTCCTGCTTCAAATCTTATATTTTCAATTTTTATGTAAGATTTTCCATTGATGTAAAGTGCCCGTTTTCTAGTTCCTAATTCTACAATGTGGTCATTAGGAGTGCCTGAAGATGGTTTATAATAAATATAGCTTGAGTCATCTCCTCCCCATTGTCCTGAACTCAAATCTGAGCCATCCGTTGGACTTATTTTTTGCAATTTTTGACCATCTTCTAATAAAATTCTGTAATGCCGTGAATCCCCACTGATTTGCCAAACACCATTTTCATCTGGTCCTGTCCAACCTGTCTCAATATCTGCCCCTGTTATCTTAGGTTTATCACCGTTTCCATAAGCACCAAAAGTAATAAGATTCCCATTTGAACCAGATGAAGGCACAGTTAAAGTTTCTCGCCACACTTCTCCTCTTTTAAAATAAATATTATCTCCAGCACTAAAACTAGTAGAGTTTACCTTGGATATAGTTTTCCAAGGCTGGGTTTGTGTCCCAGGGTTGCTGTCATCACCCAAAGTTGCATCTACATAATAACTAGCCATTTCTCTTCTTTTCTAACCACTCATTTATTTCTTCTTGAGTAACCAAACCTTTATCTTTCAGAAGAGCAACTAATGCAGTTATTTCTGTTAGTAAATCTTGCAATTGTGCTGTTCTAGTATTCAATTCCTGCACCACCATTTTTATTATTTCAGGTCTAATTTTTGCAACCTCCCCCTCAAGTCTAATTAGTTGCTTTACGACCTCTTTAATTGTTGGCTTTTTTTTGAATTTAATGGGTACACTCATATCAAATCCTAAAAGCTATCACACTGCCAAACTATTTCTCCACCTACGCCCCAAAGCCCATAGTCCCAATCTTTAATAGTTATATTGCAAGGGCATGATAAAGTCCACTGTTCCGATACATAACTACCCCAAGGGATTAAATGCCAATTGCTATCCAAATCCTGAAACCACAGGTTAAAGGCTCCCCCTTTAAAATTAAAATAATTAGCATTAGTTTCAACTCCATGTAATATCCTAATAATATGTCCAGAGCTTCCAAAATTAGGAAACACGAGTTCCTTAATCCACTTCATTCTATGATTGTCTATAAGAGAAACTCTGGCAAAATTCTCCCCTTCCCTCCTGCCTATTGTAAACCTAATACTCTGTTTTTGTTTTAAATTACCTAAGTTGTATATTAACTCTTGTTGCTTTGAACCACAGGGTAGAGATTTGTGATTGAATCTAAAGAACTTAACACCTATAAAGGCTGTAGAAATGCTACCAAATGGTAAAGCTGAATTAGACATTCCTATAAAAACTTCAACCCCATCTAAATATGTTTCATATCTACCTTGGGGTTCATCATATTTAAAAAGAAAGTAAGTTGTGTATATAAGTATTTTACCTTCACGTAGAGAGAAATTATCATAATTTTGAGAGGTGATGGTTATAGTTTTAACATCAACAGTCTGCTGTTCATCCCACACTAACCAATGTCCAACAATATCAGCATAACATACAGCAACATAACTAAATAATAAAAGAAACACTGAATAAAAAATGCCCCATTTTCTCATTTAGTCGCCTCCATTTAATATTTTGATAGTAAAATTTTCTGGTGACTCAGGGTCAGGTATAGGGATAGAGATAAGATATTCAATTTTTTCAGATTCCCCAGCTTGGTTTACAGCAGATAAACCAAGTATAAATTCTTTGCCAACAGGAGCATCATGCTCAACAAGCTCTTTAAAGCTCTTATAACCATCTTCACTACCATCGCAATGAGAATCTAACTCCTTTATCAGCTTCCATTGGTCTCCATGTTTAACGTAAAGCATAAATCGTGTCTCTGAGCCTTTAATACAATTGTAGTCCCAAGTAATTTCAAATTGTTTAACCATATTCTTCCTCCTTATAACATTATCATCAGAGTATCAGATGCAACAGCTACACCTGCTTTAATACCAGTAGCAGAATCATCTCCAGCAGAAACCACACTTCCATCAGGAGCGAACTCATATTTAAAGCTAGGAATCAAAGAGCTGAATCCATCCAATTTACCCAAATTATATAAGACACAAGTATCCCCACTACTTGTATCTGTAATAGCAACCCCAACTGGGTAAGCAGTTATCAGCTCTCTGTAATGAATTTGGCATGTAGTAAAAGCCCAAATGAATTTATCTGTATCAAATATTGCAGCATTCCCAAAGTCTGCTACTCTATTTGCTCTATCACTAAGTATGAATGAAGAACCGCTCTTTTTGATTATCCGAAGATAATCTCTATTCGCAACTAAAGCATAATTTGCATCAAAGCAAATTAAATCACCACCAACAGCAATAGAATCAAATATTGTATATGTAGTCCCATAAGTTATAGCAGAATCTGATACTGTGCCTTCTCTTAAATATTGCCCAACATAAAAGACCAAAAAGTGGGTTGTATCGAGTGTTGACACATGTAGATTTGTATTTGATAAACTTGAACCAAACTGATATGCGGTACCTTGGGTGATGCTTGAGTCTGATATGGTAAGTACCTTAGCATACCCATTGTCATTATCTTCATCCTTATATGCTGAAATAATTTTACCAGTGGAGCTATCCAATAAGCAACAATCATGTCCTTCTGGGCTATTGGTTGGTGATAAAATAGTTGCCTCTGTCCCAAATGTTATTGTCCGAGCACTACAATCAACTGTTCCAACAATACCAAGTAAATCTGTGCCTGCTACGTATTGAAGATATATCTTAGAAGAGGTAATCTTGCATGCTTTAATATGGTGTGTGTTTGCTGATTTAAAAACTGTTTCTGACCCAAGCGTAATTGTGGTATCAGAAACAGTGCCAACTATGGTTGTTCCATAACCTGAATTTCCATTGTCGCTGAAAACAACAACAAAACAGGTGCTAGAAAGTGCGACTACCTTAATATATAACACGGTTGCTGCATTAAATGTAACAGGAGACCCCCAAGTAATGCTATTCCCAGATACTGTACCAACAACTACCCTACCATAATGGTCACTATTTCGCCGATAGGCAAGAACAACATGAGTTGAATCTAGAACATCTATATATGAACAACTCTGGGTGGTATAATCTGCAATAGTTTCAGGTGGTGATATATCATGTGCACTGCCAGAGTGCCTAAATGTATAAACCTTCCCATCACTCTTTATACAAACAGCTTTACCCTTAGAAATATCCTCACCAGCTTCATAACTGTAAAGGCCTAAAACTGAAGGAGCATTCACAACCTGTTGCCCATATTCAATCTTGCTAAGAGTATTGTCTAGAATTGCATCTCTTAAAGTTACAGTTGTCTTATTATCTGCACTGCTATAACTAGATGAAAATACATAGGAAGTAGGTGTGCTGTCACTCAAAGTAGCCCTGATAGCCCGTCTTTCCGTATAAATACTAGTAAAATCACCTCCGCTAATCTTAAACTGTGTGCTTGATATATAAGTTACTGTATTACTTTCCTCTGTCCACCAACCACTTGACGGCGCACTTGATTTTAGCGTTCCATCAGGCTCAAGGGATACATTAAGTCTTGTAGCAAGATCATCACAAGTGCCTCTTGCATCCTCCACATCCTCTTTCAATAAATCACATATCTCATTTAACTTTTCATGCCAGTTAGCATCACCTTTACTCTGTTTTTTGTCCAAATAACTATCAGCCATATTTATTCCTCCTTATCCCCAAAGAGTGACCACTGTCTCGCTCTCCTCGTAATTTTCTTCTATGCTTATTAATCGGTAATAACCATCCAAATTATATCTGGTTCTCTCATATTTTATATTGTCATTAAGCTCTGAGTTGAATACTTGCAAGTTTATTTTATCCGTGATAATCATCCGCTTTTGACCGAAAATGGACAAATATCTATCAGCTAAAGTTTCTGCATCAGCTTTGTTTTTCAAAAATGTATCAATTGTCCTCTCCTTTGAGGAACCGTATAACGAATGTGTGCTGGAGCTTTCTTTAGAGGTATAGCGATACATATTCTTTAACCACTCTTTTCTGCTCAGACCAACACTGCCTCCCAAACCTGTTGTTTGTATAGTCCAGTTTCTGTCGTATCCAATATTAACTTTCCAGTAAATATGAGGATAAAACTCTCCTTTAAACTCTCCCTCATGCCCTTCCATGTCCGTAATTGTAACTGATGAACTGGATGTAGGTTCTTTAAACTGCCAAACTCTAAACTTGCCATCTCTTGTAATCCCATAAGCACTCAACAAAGGAACTAAAATCATATCAATTACATCAAGCAGTTGCGTCTTGTTCATAACATATACTCCAATCGGCCAAGGTACATCGGTATTAAAATTGCTTAAATAAGTGCTGTCAATATCATCGTCTGAAAAGTTAGCATAGGCCTTCAGCATATATTCTACTATCTCTCCAGGTTTAGTGAGAAAACTACCGTTACTAACAGCGCCCTCAACATCACATGTGACAGTGCCAACAGGTGCTGCGGACAGTCTAAAAGTGCCATTTGTTAAGTCCTTCGAGGCTATCGTTACCTCAACGCCATCGTCATAGGCATGAGTAACATCATTGATTTGCCCATCGTGAACCTTATAAGTGTAGTTTGTATCATCAATTAACACTGGAGTAATATTATAGCAATATCCAAAACATAAAGGGATTGGACGACCTATAACACTGGTTGGAGCATTGGGATAAGAAGTAGAGTCAAACTCATTCGGTGGAATCTCTATGTTTTCCAATTTGTATTGTGCATCATAAACAGGAATTCTGATTTCTTCGTCAGTAAATTCTGGGTCTTTCATATATCCTTTAAAAATTGTCCCATGTACCGACCAATCTGGCTTACCCGCTTCTATAACAACCTCTTGCCCATTGAGAGTCCAAGTTGTGTCTGAGTTTATATAATCATCAAAGAATCCATCTCCGTTGAACAAGACTAGATCGCCCCAAGAAATCTGAGACCTACCAAACATAATCTCTTGCATATTTTTTGACATTCTGGGGATACCAACCAAATAAGGTTCATAGTACTGATTGTCATAAACGCCTGCATGGGTAGAGACATAAAGCGTTTTAGTTTCGGAGCTACTTTTTACAGTCAGTCTAGCGCAATATACGATTTCAATGTTTAATGAAGTGATCCATTCTTCAAATGTCATCAGATTACCTCTCTTGCCATCTTACTCTTCCAAATCCACCTTTTGATTTCCCTTCCATCTAATTTGATAGGAGCATCTATCTCAACTCTAATTGGTCTAGACTCAATCTTTTTTGCTAAAGTAGAAGCAAGTTTATCATAATCTATCTTCACATGGAATGAATAATTGCGAGCCAAAGGGATAACTGCTTCAGGGCCACTTTCACCCAGCATTGCAAAAGTTGGAGAAGTAACAATGCCCCCTTTTTGTAAATGATACATTCCCTTTGTTTCTGTTTCATGTATCAACCTTGCTTGTTCTTCAGGAATAATTACACCAGTAGCCTCAATTGCTTTTATTATTCTATCCCCTGCTTGTTCCACTGTTTGCCCTATTTCTTCCACATGTTCCGCAAACCCTCCAAACTGAGTTGTTACTATTGAGGGTGCAGAAAGTAAAGCAACAACCCGTTCTAACCAAGTATTTACTTGATTTAACTGATTTGTAAGGTTAGTATCCAATTGACTTAATATATTACGAATATCTTGTTCTGTTGAATACAAACTAAGGAGTTGTGAAATTAGAGCATCTTGCTGAGACATAGCATATTGTCGCACTCCCGTTAAAAGATTGATAACATCTTGTTTAATTTCAAGAAATTTCTCACTGCTTTTATACATATCCTCAGCAGCAGAGAGATATTGGTTTGAGTAATCCAATAATGCTTGTGCAGTTTCTGCAGAAGGTTGCGCCCAAAATGCTTGAACCAAACTTTGCCACTGCTTTTGCACCTGACTCCAAGTTTGCTCAGGTGTTAATGCTATGAGTTGAATTTCATTAATCTTATCTTGCACAGCATCAGCCACATTCCCCCAAGTTTGAATTAAATCTTCTGTGTATTCTATTTGTTCACGGATATGCTCTATTTGTTGTTCATAGAGTTTCTTTTCTTGTTCACATTGCTCTTGCAGTAAGTTAATATATTTTTTGGTATCTGAAATTAAATTAGGCAAATTTTTCCCATAAAATTCAGCATAAGTTTTGGTTAAGTCTTGGACTTGTGGGAATACTTGCTGGATTGCTACCGTTAATGATTGTAACAATTCAGGCCTCATTTTCATGTAAGAACCCCACTTTGAAAGAAAACGCTCTATTGTAAGAGTGGGTGTAGCTATACCCATAGATTTGAGAGTGCTATTAATATCCCTAATTAAATCATTCAATGGCTCTAAAAAATCACTAAAAATTTTTCTCCTAGCTCTTTCATACATGTCTCTTAAGTCATCTAAACTAAATCCTAATGATTCAAATGCTTCTTTATGTGTTTCATAAAATTCCAAGGCTGCATCCCACCACTCATCAATATTTCCTACTTGGGCCTTAAATTCATCATATTCTGTCTTGAGAATTTCATTTAACGGCCCTAAGAACTGTGTTAACATAGCCTCGTTTAGCTTGTCTATTAAACCCAAATCCAGTATCTCTATAGCTGTAGATAAATCCTCATACCATGAGGACAGTTCCTCTAGGCTTAAGACTAATGGCTCAGTATATTGTTTAATTTCAGATAATATACTCTCTCTTAACCGTTTTCTTGCCTTTCCAAAAGCCTCATCAATCATATCAAGTGACAGACCATATTTCTCAAGTATATCTGCATTTTCTTCAAAGAATGTCTTAAAGGTTTCTGTAAAGCCTATCATAGCATTATACCAATCTATTAACTCTTGCACTTGGGATTCAAACTCACCTTTTGTATCTTCCAACATCTCTTGCATTGGCTTAAAAAACATTAAAATATATGCTTCATTCAATTTTTCTATGGATGCACCAACCTCAGTCACTCGTGGATACATTTCTCTATAGCCCCAAACCAATTTCCAAAGCCCCCATAACGGTTCACTCATAGTATATTGCTGTATTAATTGCTCCAATTCTTGTTCTATTCTTGCTCTAGCTCTTTCAGCATCTCCTCGTGACTGTTTAATTGCTTCCATTGCTTCTTTCATTGATTCTTCAATATTTATCCGTTGAACTTGATAAGCCTGTGTAATTATATCTATAGAATATCCTAACGATTCAAAGATTTCTTTATGTGCATTGAAAAATTCTACGGCAGCATCATACCATGCATCCAAATCAGCTAACGCCTTTTCATAGTCATTCCGAGTATCAAGAATATCCTCCAATGGTTTGAAAAATTGCACTGCCAATGCTTCATTCAATCTTTCAGTAGATAAATTTAGTATTTCAGCTCTTGCAAACATTTCTTGATACCAGTTTTCTAGCTTCCTAATATCTCTCACACTAGATGGTAAAGTGTATTGAGCAATAACATCCTCTATCTCGCCGATAATGGAAACTACTGTTGATAAGTATTCATTGACTGTTTGTCCAAACTCCTCTGCTTTCTTTTTCACTTCTTCTTCTTTTAATCCCTGCACCTCACCTTTGTATCTTCCCAGCATATTCACGAGTTCATTAGCAATTTCATCCTTATACACACTAACCAATTCCTCTCCGTATTTATCCACTAGGTTCATGATTGTTTTGGCATAAGTGAAAGCAACTCCTAGAGATGGTAATACTTCTCTGCTAAGCCTCTCATACAACTTTTTCATTTGTTCATTCCAGCGATGCCCAATTCCACCAACTAGCTCTCCAATTTCAGGTAAGCCAAATTTTTCAAATAAATCCATGCCAAGTAATCTATTGTATTCTTCTAAAATTGGCACTGCCCAAGCATTGTATGTTTGTGATATCAGTTCATTTACGAACTGTTTGGCCAAATTCTCCATGTTCTTTTTCCCAGCACCAAAAGTCATTTCAATCTTAGGCAATTCTTCAAATCTCATTGTTGAAGGAAGAATACTTTGATAGAAATCAAGCAAATCATCTACAAAGCTACCAAATGTCTGTGTAATCTTATCCATACTTCCTTTTACATCTCTCTTTTCCATTACTGTAATTCTAGCAAACTTAGTTTTATACATTGCATAAATTTCAGTATGCTCACCCAAATACTTTTCAATCTCCCTCATATACCCTTCAACATAATCTAGACTATCACTTAAACCTTTCAATGATACCTCTGCCGTTCCACGGATAGTTGGCCATTTACGGCTAAACATTGAGGTAAATAAAGTAATTAAGCCACCAACAGCAGCACCAAGCACTCCACCAGCTATCATACCTAAACCAAGCATTGAAGCTGCAGCTCCACCAGTCGCACCGCCTATGCCAGCTAATACTTGTTGACCCCAAAATCCCATTCCTCTTCTCAATCCAATCTGAGTTGATGGTATCCCTGCTGCACCAGCACCAACACCTACCCATTCAACTCTGCCTTTAAAAATTGCTCGTCCAATTTCTGCTGCTGTAATTGTTGCCATAGCAATTACAGGATGTCCCGTAAACAAGGCTGCTGTTGCACCAGCACCACCAATAGCTCGCCAAGGCTCACTTCCTGCTATCCCAGCGATACCATAGGCAACGGTGCCCAATGCTCCAAGTAATTTACCTGTTGAGCCTTTGAGCCAATTCATGGCAGAAGACCAAATTTTCTTTATTGCCTCCAGCGGGTCTTTAAACGCTTGAGGAAGTCTTACTTTCAAATTTCCGATTAAGGTATTTTCCCATTCAATTTTTTTCGTAATCATTCCAGCTAAAC